GGTCGTGGATCGCCCGGGTCTGCGCGACACCGTTCGCGCTGCGCTTCGCCTCCCGCTTCGGAAGGTCGACGTCGAGCTCCTGCGCGTGACGCGTCAGACGGCCCAGCGCATCCGCGTCGCCCCGGATCTGCCCGCGGGCAAGGTCCAGGAAGTAGGAGTTGCCGGAGCCGTTGCCGTAGATCGTCGGCTCGGACAGGACACGGGCCCCGTCGCCGAGGTTCCCGGTAGTGACAGCCGAGCGGGCAGAAGCCGCGGCGCGCTTCTCCTCGTCCTCGAGGTCGGCGATGCGAGCCTCGAGCGCGGTGCGCTCGGTGCGCAGCTCGCCGTAGGTGGCCTCTTCGGTCTCGGAGAGCGCGGTGCGGCTCTCCTTCGTGACGGTCTCATTGATGCCCCGGATCTCGACGTTGATCGCGTCGAGACGCTCACGGCACTTGACAAGTGGATTCATGACAGGCCCCTTTCGGGCGTTCGGCACCCACACGGGTGCGAAGCGGGTTGATGTGCGGGTTGCCAGGCGTCAGGTGGTGGCCCAGGTGGTGCGCGCGACGCGCGTCCGGCGTGGGTTCCGGCGTGGAGTCAGGCGGTACGTGCAGCGGCGTCTTCAAGCAACGCCATGCGTGCCAGGGTCATGCCCTTCGGCGCGCTCTTGACCTCGGACGTCTCGTCCGAGGAGTCGGTGTCGGTCGACGTGTCGTCGTCCGGGTTCGGGACGCCCATGAGTGCGGCCAGGAGCGGCTGGGCCGCGTCCACCGACTCGTCAGCGTCCGCGATGAGGTCCAGGACCTCCTGCAGGGTGCTCATGGTCGCCGCGGAGAGGGTCGCCCCAGCGCGTCGCTCAGCACGGGCACGCTCAGCGATCAGCGCCGGAAGGTTCGTGCGCATCAGGGCGCGAGCCTGCTGGGAGCGCAGCGACGTCGTGCCGGTCGTCGCGGGGCTCGCCGGCCACGTCACCAGGGACACGTCTCCGCCGTCGAGGTCGACCTCGAGGATGTCGCGCTGGTCGTAGTCCGGGGACCAGGTCTGCCGGACGACCCAGAACGCGAACGACATGGCGTCCATATCCCCGGCGTCGTGGGCTGACCGCATCTGGTGGACGTCAGCGCGAGATCCGTCAAGATCCGCGGCGGCCATCAGGGACCCAATTGAGTCCGTCGACAGGCGCAGCGTCCCCGAGCCGGTCCGCGCCATCGGCGCACCGTCCCACATGTGGTTCATGCAGAACACGACGTCGGGCTTGCCGTTGAGGGTCTGGGTGAACGCGCTCGACCGCACAACCTCCACGTACGGTCCGGCCCAGTCCGCCATCTCGTACGGTGCGTCGACCACACTCGCGCACCCCGTGAAGAGGAGCCGCTCACCGCCCGTACCGTTCGGCACCGAACGCAGTTCGGTCTGCCCGTCGAAGCGCAGATCGAGGGTGTTCGGCCCGGACGCCTGACGCACCAGGGCGCGCATGGCGCGAACATCGCCGTCCATAACCCGCTGCTCGAAGTCCCTCAGGCCGCCGTGTCGGATCTTCATGGGGTCGCTCCGTCCGTGGGTGACATCTGGTCCTTAGCCGCCGGCAACGCATTCGGGTCCTCGCCAGGTTCGAGGATCGGTGCAATAAGCCGGTTCGTGTTGAAGGGGATGTTGTAGTCCTCGCCGTTCGGGCCGTCGATCGGAGCCCAGCCCTCTACAGCGCGGATCTGGTTGCGGTTGCGGATGCCGATGAGTCGGTGGATCTGCGCGATCTGCGCCCGCTCAAGCGGTGTCGCACGCAACAGGGCGTCGAAGTCGAACATCACCCACGTCGAGTCGTTGCCCGGGATCATGTCGTTCCACACGGCCTCGATCGCCGTGGTGATCGGCTGAAGCGTGTGCGTCGCGTACCCCTGGTCGATCTGGTCCAGCCCGTGGCCACCGCCCTGCGACGCGTTGTCGACGATCGCCATGACCCGCTGTAACGGGACGCCGAACAGGCCGCAGATCTCTTCGCGCAGGTATCCGCGGGTCTGCAAGAACTGGGCGTTCTCCGGGGCGACGGACATCCCCGTCCACGTCGCGCCCCCGAACAGGACCGCGGGCCGGTGGGCGTTCGCCACACCGGAGTGACCTGACTCCCAGGCCTCCTTGACCTCGCGGGCGGCTGTGCGGTCGCCAGCGCCGGGTACAGAGATCACGCCGGACGGTGCCCCGCCATTGCGGAAGAAGTTTGCCCCGTAGGTGGTGACGTCCGACGCCAAGCCGAGGGTCACCCGCTGATACGACACCGGGTCCATGCCGACTATCGCGCCCGGGAGCATCACGCCGGAGATGTGCTTCACCTGGTTGCGGTTGTACTCCACCTGCCGGATCTTGAAGATCTTGTCGCCAGCCTCGTTGCGTTGCACGTGCACCAGATCCGGGTGCAGCACGCTCACCTGCGTCGGGAACCCGAACACGTCCATCTCGTCAACCCACAGGAACGCGTTACCGCGCAATGCGAGGGACACCACGATCTGGCCCATGCCGGCCGCGAGCGACAGTTCCGGCCCGAACGGGTTTGACACGATCTTCGGCTGTTTCGGGATGATCTTGCGCACCCCGCGCTTGTCACCCGAGTACGCGTTGAACGGGAAGATCCCCACGTCGTTGTGCAGCACCTTCACGCACGACATGACCGTGGAGATCGCGAGCGCCCCGGCCTCCGTGAGAATCATGCCCGACGTCGTCAGGCCCATGATCTGCGAGTTCGGGGGGATCGATGAGTCGCCGAACGTGTTCCCCGGCGCGCCAGAGCGAACCGACGCCATGCGACGCACGCCGCGAGTGAACAGGTCCATCAGGAACCCCCATCCACAGCCGCACCCAACACCAGGAAGCACGGAACCGCGGCCAGCAACGCCCACCGCACCCCGAACGTCCCCGCGAACGCCACCAGCGCACCCATCCCCGCCAGAGTCAGCAGCGCAGACCCGACAGACCGGCGCACCACGCGGCGCAGGACGGACATGAGACGCTTCACGAGGGCTCCTTCGGTCGGCACTTCTCGCACAGGTACCCGTGCGCCCCGTCGGGGTCCTCGTGCGGGCTCTCGTGGCAGTTGTCGCACAGGTCCAGATCGGCGAAGCTGAAGATGCTGACCGTCGGCTCAGGTGCCTGCACGAGGACCCACAGGGCGATGGTCGCGGCGTACAGCGGGGTGATGTCGGCCGCCGACTTGCGCCAGCCCCACCGCCACGCACTCTCGCCGTTCTCGACGCTCTTCTGCGCGCCTGCCAGTGCGTCAGTGAGATCGGATTGGCCTATGTGGCGCAGCCGGGCCGATGTCGCGTAGTCGTAGAACAGGCCACACGCAGCCGGGACGTCAGCGCTCTTGACGAACTCGAGGTCAATGCCGGCCGCGATGAGATCCGGGACAAGCGACTCAGCGGATTTTCCGGAGATGAGCCACAGGACGAACCCTGGCCGCGTCGCTGCGAGCTCGACGACCCGCGAAACGACCCAGTCGACACCCGGTCGGTGGTCGATTACGGCATCCCGCGACGTGATCTCGACGTGCGGCACGCCATCATCACGAAGGCCGGCCACCGAGATCGATGCCCACGACCGGTTAGGCGCCACGTCCAGCACGAACCGGTGACCGGACGCAATCTTCGACGACGCGTCCCGGCAGAATTCCCACTGAACAGAACTGACCCGGAATCCGCCCGCTCCATCCCATACGCCGAGACCCTCGCGGCGCCATGCATCATCACCGGGAAGGTTCTTGCGAAGCCTCTTGACCGAGACAGGCGGCGTCCAGAGCGGATATGACGGGTTCGCCTTCTCGATCTGGCGCGGGTCGTCCAGGCTAGGCCCACCCGGCTGCCCCACGTTCGCATCTGCCGAACACTCAATGAACAGCGCGTCGCCATGTTCAACCACGGGGCCGAAGTCGGGACTGCCAACCGCGCGCTTAGCCTCCAGCGCCTCGTTACGACGCTCCGTGAACGCCTCACCGGGATCGGTCGGCCTCGGCGGCGTGCCCATGTAGAACAACAACGCGCCATACACGAACCGGGACTGGTTCGTGGCCGCGATCATGTCCTCGAGCGCCTTCACCGTGAGGATCTGCGCCTCGTCAAACACCTCGACGTCTACCTCGTCGAAGCCACGACCGAAGCCACCCTCACGGGCGCCGAACAGAATCTCCGAGCCAGTCACGAACGGGATCGCCTGCTCGCCGTTCGTGTCCCGGATCGCGGTCCCGTTGTTGCTTCCGGAGCGTACGTAGCCGATGACACTCGGCTGCATCACAAACCCCTTGAGATTCTGGAAGGTCCGCGTTGCGGTTCGCGTTCGGTGCGCAGTCCACAGGATCGTCAGGTTCGGGAACAGGGTGCACAGGGCCACGCAGATGCGGCCGACGATGAACGTCTTCGCGACCTGCCGCGCGATCGACATCGTGACGCCGCCGATGGTCGCGGCGAACATGCCATCCTCACGGATACCGAGAATCGCCTCGCCTAGACCGTCCTGCCACGCGTCGAACTCGTCGCCGAACTCCTCGCACCGGTCGACTACGTCGTACCACAGCGAGTCGACGATCCCCTCAGGGATGACGACGTGCCGAGCAACCTCAGAGAGCCGAAGCGTTGAACGATCGACGTGTGCGGGAGCCTGCACTCTGCTCCTCCTGCTTAGCCGCCTCGTCGATGGCCCGGACCATGCGGTCCAGCTCGATCATCTTGGTCGTGGTCGACGCGAGGGCATTCGATGACACTTCGCCCGCCTCCAGCGCCCTCGCGAGCATTAGACGCGTGGCCACCAGCACGTCTCGGGCGGTCGCATCGAGCGCGTCAGTGAGCTTCATCGGAGGCGCAGGCGTGTCATCAGCGCTGGCGAGGCGAAGGTCGGGCGCGTTCACGAGACCACCGCCTCAGGGTTTTTCAGTTTGCGGGGAGGGAATGTGAAGACTGGCAGGTCAGCAGCACCCACACCCTGCAACTAAATCAGGGGGCCGGGTCACCTACACAACTACTCACCAGTCTTGCGATGCAACCACGTTGGTCGGGTAGGTGGCACCGTACTTGCGTGTGGCAATGACACGTCCACCTTTGGATGCACCATCGCGTTGATTGCACAGTGCGTGTGTTGGCCCTATCCATGCAGTGCGTGAGTCGTTGTGCCCTAGTGCCCATTGCGTGCCTGGTTGTATCCATCTGTTGGGCATGAGGCACACGGGTTGGCAGCAGTATGCGTCGCCTGCATCGACGCTTGGCTTCAGTCGTGCACGTTCGCGTTGATGATCGGACCCATATCCACGGGCGGTTGTGCCGCCTGCCTTTGCCATGGGTCAGGTGTTGACGGCTGCGATCGTGACGGTGGTGACGCCCGAGTATGTGAGGCCGTAGTTCCCTGCCGCTGTCTCACAGTTCGCTGGCAATGCGATCTCAGTGTCACCTGCCGCGCATGTCACGGCGACGTTGTGCAGGAAGCCTTGGTTGCAGGCGTTCACTGCGGCGATGGTGAGGGTGATCGAGCTGCCACCGTTGCGCACGAACAGGGTGGTGCGCTGTGCAGGTCCGCCTGAGATGGTGTCGCCACCGCCTGCCGCAGCGGCGTAGGTGAGTGCGGCGTTGGC